AGTCATTTTATTATGAAGAGGCTGGTCAAAGGCGTGATGAAAAGATCTTTGATGAAACTGCTGTAGTAGGCGTTCAAGAATTTGCATCAAGATTACAAGCTGGCATTGTTCCTAACTTTGCTCGATGGGCTGATCTTGTTGCTGGCAGTGAAATACCTAAAGAACAAAAAGACGCTATTGATAATGACTTAGATCAAGTGACTGATTATGTTTTTGAGGTTTTACAAAACTCAAACTTTAGTCAAGAGGTTCACGAATCATTTATGGACCTTGCCGTTGGGACAGGTGTGCTATGCGTTGAGGAAGGAGATTCAATTAATCCAGTGAATTTCCGAGCGATCCCCCTCCCTCAAGTTGTTTTAGACACTGGTCCTAACGGTGAAATAGATCATATCTTTCGAGAAAGAAAACATATACGTTTTGATGATTTAAAGCTTTTGTATCCTGATAGGGAGTTTGATCAAAAAGTTCAAAACAATATGGGATCAGATAAAGAAACAACTGTTCTTGAAATTGTTTGTAGAGATTACAGTAANAAAAATCAGGATTCTTTTTATCATTATGCTATCTGTATGAAGACTGATACTCTTTTGCATGAAAAAAGTATGAGTGGTATTGGGTCTAATCCATTTGTTTGTTTTAGATGGAGTCCTTCGTCTGGTGAGGTTTACGGCAGAGGTCCATTAATAAACGCATTAGCAGCTATTAAAACGTGTAATATAACTGTTGAAATGATTTTAGAAAATGCTCAGATGGCAATGGCTGGGATCTATCAAATGGAAGATGATGGCGTTGTAAATCCAGATACAATAAATCTTGTTCCAGGAACTATAATACCTAAAGCTATGGGGTCAGCAGGTTTAACACCAATTACTCCAGCAGGTAACTTTAATGTTTCTCAGCTTATTCTTTCTGAAATGAGAACAAATATTAAAGAAGCATTGTACAATCAAATGTTAGGCGACCCTAACAAAACACCTGCGTCAGCAACTGAAGTAGCTGAAAGAATGGCAGATTTATCTAGGCGTATGGGTGCAGCATTTGGAAGGCTACAAGCTGAGTTAGTTCAACCTGTTTTGCAAAGAGTAATTTATATTCTAAAGAAACAAGGCCGCATTGAAATACCAACTGTTAATGGAAGAGAGGTCAAGATTAGATCTGTTTCTCCATTAGCGCAAGCGCAAAACAACCAAGATATAGCTACTGTTGGTCGATTTTTAGAAATGGTTCAAACAACTTTTGGTCCACAGCTAACCCCTGTTATTATTAACCCAGAAGAGGTTGCTGTCTACTTAGCTAAAAAGTTTAGTGTTCCTGATAGTTTAGTAAGAGATGAAGAACAGAGAAAACAAATAACCGAGATGATGCAGCAAATAGCTGCACAGGAACAGCAAAGTCAAATGGAAGAGCAGGGAGGACAAGTTGCAAACTAAAAAACTACCGTCTTTAGGGATAGATGGGGTTCAACGTAATGAGCAAACAGAACGGCAGATAAGTCAAAATGTTGCCGAAGTATTTAAAACACCAACAGGTGCAGAGGTAATTAAATATTTAAGATCAATAACTATTGAGTTAGTTCATGGCCCTAATGTTTCTACAGAGCAATTACGTCATATCGAGGGGCAAAGATATATTGTTGGCCTCCTCGAACAAAGGATTCAACATGCACATAGGAGTAAAAACAAATGAGTACGGAAGAAGCAGTTGAAGTAGCACAAGCTGATGGAAGAGATTTTGTAACAGAAGCTGATGTGCAAACAGCAGAAACAACAAGTGATCGACCAGAATGGTTGCCAGAAAAATATAACTCTGGTGAGGATCTAGCTAAGGCTTATAAAGAACTTGAGTCTAAGCTAGGCACTAAAGAAGAAGATATTCGCAATAGTATTATAGAAGAAATACAAAACGAAGCTTTTAGCGAGCGACCAGAAACTGTTGGTGATTATCAGATACCAGAAAATATTGATTCTGAATCTGCTACTGATAATGAATTGTTTCAATGGTGGGCTAATCATTCTTTTGAAAACGGATTTAGTCAGGAAGAATTTGAAAAAGGTATAAATATTTATGCCGAAGCAATGATGAAAAATTCTCCTGATATCGATGCAGAAGAAGCTAAACTTGGCGATAATGCAAATGCCAGAGTAGAGGCCGCTTCAATGTTTGCTCATAAAATGTTTTCAAAAGAACAACTGCCAGCAATAGAAAGGTTATTTCAAACTGCTGATGGTGTAATGGTTATGGAAACTATCATGGAGAAAATGAAAGATGGTTCATTCTCTGATAGTGGTCAACCTGTTGCTGGTCCAACTGAGCAAGAATTGAGGGAGATGATGAATGACCCAAGATACTGGAAAGACAGAGATCCACACTTTGTTAAACAAGTCACAGAAGGATATCAACAGATCTACAAGTGAGCCGAGAATAATTAGGCGAGGAGATTATTACCTCACCTGTTTACACTCTTATCACATTGAAGAAATTGAAAATAATCTTTCTAAAGAAAATAGGCGAGAGTTAATATTATTAGGTTATCCCTCAATAAATGAGGCATTAACCAAGATGTATCACGAAGCTCAAGCATATGTAGTTAAAAGAGAAGGCGGCCCGATCATTATGACAGGCGGCCTTTTCTTTAATGAAGACCAAGATATTCCTCAAATGTTTGCAATGTTTTCTGAAAAAGCTTTTGATAACTATATGCTTCTTGCAAGGGGATCTAAAATGCTTCTTGAATATTTAACTGGCTATCATCCTAAAGTAAGTATGACTATTCTCTCTGATTATGAGGGTATGATTAAGTGGGCAACATGGCTTGGTTTTGAAACTGTTGGCGTTTTTACTGTTGGCGAAAATAAGTATTATGAATTTATTTATTGTAATTTAGATAAAAATTGTGTTTATGATGAACCACAACGACCCGTAATACACTGATTGGCCCGAAAGGATACCCAAACTGAAGTCGAAAAACGGACACTCGTAGTAACCAGAAACTTCAATTTAGGACTGAAAAAATGGCTAATACAATCGATCAAGCCTTTATCAAACAGTTCGAGACAGAAGTACACATGGCGTATCAGCGTATGGGTTCCAAGTTACGGAACACAGTGCGTACTACCAATGTTACTGGCTCGACTGCGAGATTCCAAGTAATTGGAAAAGGCACAGCAAATACAAAATCCAGAAATGGTAATGTAACTCCAATGGAGCTTGCACACACTAACGTAGAAGTCACTATGGCTGACTACTATGCACCAGAGTATATTGACAAACTTGACGAGTTGAAAATTAATATCAACGAGCGTCAAGCTGTTGCTCAATCTGCTGCTGCTGCTTTGGGTCGTAAAACTGACGAGATTATTACAACAGCAATGGATGCTGGTGCTAACTCAACTCAGCTTCACGACACATCATCTGCTGTTGAAAAAGCAGATCTATTGTCAACTTTTGAAACAATGGGCAACGCAGATCTTCCAGAAGACGGACAGCGTTATATCGCAATGTCTCCTGCTGGGTTTGCTGATTTGTTTGCTATAAACGAATTTGCTTCAAGTGACTTTGTTGGTGATCAAAACTTACCTTTTGCTGGCGGCATGACAATGAAAGAGTTCTTGGGCTTCAAGATCTTTTCAACATCTGCTGTAGCTGGTGGTAAGAACTTTGTTTATCACACAACTGCTATTGGGCTTGGAATTAACTCTGATGTAACAACAGAAGTTAATTACATTGCTGAAAAAGTTTCACACTTAACCACATCTATGATGTCTATGGGTTCTGTTGTTATTGATGACAATGGTGTCTATGAACTATTAGATAATAACTAGGAGGGTTAGAATATGGCTTATAGCGCAAGTGGACTAACTCGTTTAGCTGGTGGTTCTGGTGTTTCACTATGGCACTACACCACGACAGATGCTGCGGCAACTGTAGACGCGGCAAATTATTTTAATGATTCAGCTTCTATGTTTAAAGTAAATGACATAATTTTAGCTGTTACAGCATCAGGTGGTACACCTGTTATTAAAATACTTTATGTTAATGCGGCTTCAGCTACTGCGGTAGATGTTACTGACGGTACTACTGTCAGCGCGACAGACTCAAGATAAGGGGATGGGGGCTTCGGCCCCCAACTTTCTATGCCAACAGTTGCAGATACAGCTATTAAAATATGCTCAAGGGCTTCTATTCTTATTGGTGGCAATGAGATACAATCATTTACTGATGGAACAACNGAATCAGAAGTAGCAAACGCAGTTTACGAAGATATTGTTAGAACGGCATTAACTAATACAAGGTGGCGTTTTGCTTCAGACCAAGCAGTATTAAATAGATTAACAAGTGAACCAACAGGTCGATGGGAAGCTGCTTACCAATTACCGACTTCTTCACTTATGGTTCATGCTTTAACAGTTAACGACAATGTAATTAAATATAATACTTATGGTGATAAGGTATTTTGCAATGCTGCATCAGCAGATGAAGTTGTTGCTGATTATAATTACAGAGCATTAGAAAATGATTTTCCGTCATATTTTACTATTGCTTTACAACACATGATTGCAGGAGCTTTTGCTATTTCTTTGGCTAGAGACGCTCAACTTGCAGAACTTATGGAACAAAAAGCATTAATGTATATGGCTCAGGCAAGAAGACTAGACTCACAACAACAAACAACTATAAAGTTGAATACATCACGATTGATTGCACAAAGGCGTAGTTAATGCAAAAAGTAAGAGTTGCACAAAACAGCTTTCAGTTTGGTGAAGCGAGTGC